AGCAGAGAGAATTATTGCAAGCATGGACTGGTGGCAGACGTGGCCGGATTCAATACCCGTTTATGAGGACTATGCCAATTATTACCTCGTGTGCTACTCCTCTCCCTTGTATGCCTTCCGTGACCGCCTTCCGGTTGAGAACCCCGTGAGAGCGTGGACCTTTGCCAAGCCGGGCACGACGATAACGTTCACCGCACCAAATGAGATAATCCTTGAGCCATGACAGAAGCATTTGAACAGGCAAAGAGAGAGTTTGCCGAGAATTGGGGATTAAAAGTTATTGAAGTTATGAAAGGTGACGACTACATTATGCACGCTCAAGAAGAATGTCTTTCCGACCTCACCGCCCTTTTGGAGCAGCACAAGGAGATGATGGAGTTTGATCACCTTACAAATGAGGCGATCAAAATAGACGACATATTTGATAAGATGAATTGTCTTATTGGATACTTAGAAAGGTGGAGAGATAATCCACAGAGCAATAATCCTCCATTTGAATTAAACTCTGTTATTGAAGAGGCTATTGATTGGCTTAAAAACGTGAAGAAATCACTCACTCCAATTTGTGCTTACCGTGAATCAACGGGAGGATGCATCCCCGGATGTGGTACTGATTCTTGTATGTATCATCCAAACAACCGCTAATCCCTGAAACCATGACAGAGAAGAAAAGAGAGTTGATAAAAACGATTGCTGTTATTCCCTCAAATTTTGAATATATCGCAAAGACCGGAATAATAAACGGCACTTTGCTTGTAGAGATTGAAAGAGTAATGGAAGCCTACGCCGCCCAGCAGAATCCAGACCTCGGAGGAAATGTCAAAAAGTTTGCCGCCCAGCAGAAGTCCGAGATCAAGTTGCCGACAGAGCCTATAGAAAGATGGGATGCCGAGGCTTGGCTTGGGAAGGAAAGGGACATATGGCATCATCCGAGAATCAGCGACAGAACTGATAACAACAGTTATGAGGTTGCCGACTTAATGGCTGAATTTGCTCAAGAGTTTGCCACCCTCCACGCCCAGAAGATAGCGGAGAAGATGGTCAGCGAGAGGCTGAGGGGGGAGCTGATGGATTATGAAATATGGCGTAATGGGCAGGGGAATGATGCAATAGCCCAAATAGAATCTTACATGATAGCAATGTCATTACAAACTAAAACAAATAAAAATGGAAGCGCTAAGATTTAAACAAGAGACTGATTTTATTCCCGGGAAGACATACTCCGTTTGCCTTAGAGGTGGAAGGCGTTACAATACGTCTGGAGAGTTTGATTTATCCTTATATACGCCTAAACATTGGGAAAATCCACAGGCTTTGGCAAACATCAAATCTCAATGCCAATATAGGTTTATGGATTTGACTGAAAATGATTGCGTGGATAATTACAATAGCGATGCGAGAACTTATGTGCGTCTCGCTGCGGTAATGGCTGACATTTATCCTGGTTTTGAGGCGAGGGAAATTATCACTATTTTAAGATTTATCGTATCATAATCCCACCGAAGATCAGCCATGACACCATCAGATAAACTCAGAGAATTTGCCGATAAGTGGGGATTTTCGCAGGACAAAACCGACGAGGGATTTCTTATTGATAATGACAGAACAAGGCAATGTCTTTCCGACCTCACCGCCCTAATCAGCGAGGGGTATGTGAGCAAAAAAGAACATGAGAAACTTGCCGAGGATTATCAGCGGTTATTGGAGCAGTATGACCGCCTGATTGATTACGATGATGATTGTGAAACAGATGAAGATTAACGGGGGCAGGTAATGACAGAACTTGAAAAGTTAAAGAGTCAATTAGACAGAGTCGAAAAGGCTTTGGATAAAAACAGGACGTCAGTTATGCAGGACGGATGGCAGACACAAAAATTTGCCCGAAAGTCTCGTAATTGGGATTACTACGCACAGCTAAAAATGAAGATTATCCAACGAATTGATGAATTAGAAAACCAATGAAAACGCACATTCCATATTACAAACTGCCCTTCCGAATCAAATTGTGGTGGGCAAAGATATTCATTCAAATGTTCAGGGGTTTCAGCGAGACCATTGCCCGTATCTATTCATCGTGGGAATGTGAAGATGCCGATGCGGAACTTATCTGCGATGCGGGCAACACCGCCCAGAAATGTGGGCTACTACCATCTGAGCTGCTTCAGCAGCGGGATGAACTGAGGGAGGCGTTGAAGCTACTTATGGCTGGAGTAAACAGGCTCCCGCCACTAACCGGCATACATGGGGCACTGGAGAATCAATATAAAATAGCTGAAGCCGCAATCAAAAACACCGAGACGAAATGAAAACAATTTGTATTTATCATTCAAGAGACTTAGACGGATGGATGTCCGGTGCTATTGTCAAGCTACTTTATCCTGATGTTGAATTACTCGGATGGGACTACGGGCAGTCCTTGCCTGAACTTGATGCCGATAAGCAGGTAATTATGGTTGACGTATCATTCCCTAAAGAAGTGATGATTGAAATATCACAAGTAAACGGGCTGATATGGATTGACCACCATATTAGTGCAATTACTGATATTGGGGGTGTACGCAATCTATGGGGCGGGATACAAGCAACCAACAGAGCAGCCTGTGAACTTACATGGGAGTATTTCTTTTCAGATGTTAAAATGCCCGAGATTATCAGACTACTTGGTAGATATGATTGCTTCGGTCACAAGGGGACTGAGGAAGAGATGAAGGTGCTGGAGTTTCAGTACGGAGCAAGGCAGTTAATCGGACATATCAGCGAGGCATATCACTATCTTATACTTGCAAGGGGGCGCGGCGATTGGAGTTTTGATTCTGACTTATGTGAAGAAATACACTTAAAAGGTCAAGCTATTTATGCTTATCTATGTTCTGAGGCGAAACACTCATACAAAAAGATATTCCCAATAGAACTTGACGGCTATAAATTTGCTTGTATCAATCAGGAACGATTTAACCCCATAAATTTTGGGATAAATTATCATGCTGATGGGTATGATGGCTTTGCTTGCTTTTGGTATGATAATGGACATTTTAATTATTCCCTATACAATGATAACGGATTGGTTGACTGCTCTGCCATTGCAAAAATTAGGGGTGGCGGTGGGCACAAAGGAGCATCCGGATTTCGTAGTGCATATATATTAAACTAACCAAGAGATGAAAGAGAAAATCATTGAAATACTTGAAAGTTACCAAGCAAAGGGACTTGATAGAATAAGAAATGTCAAGAATCTTAGTGGATGGATTTCTCCCGCGGGTATCCCTCTTATTGCCGCCGAACTTGAACCTCTCATCAATCAGGAGGTGGAGAAGCGGATAAAGGAGAGGATGCCGAGCGAGGATGACGGACGTGACCGTATTCCATATCCCGGCAAACCAACCGAGTTAAAGCATTATCAAAACATTGGTTTTATCAGAGGGTGGAGAGCCGCTATAAAAGAGTGTCGCTCCCGCCTGAGCCAAAAGACGGAAGGAGGTGCAAAATGAACTGCAAGAAGTGTGGTAAAGAAATGGTAACGACAACCATAGACGGGTTGTGTATGGAATGTTGGGCAGAAAGTTACAGAGAAAAAAGCCCTCCGGCAATGTACGGATGGATATGCCCGAGATGTGGGGCAGTGCATAGCCCGTTTGATTTAAGATGTGATTGTCCTCCGCCTGTGAGGACATGGATATCATCGGGTACGGGCGAATGGTCGGTTTTGGATGGAAAGACGGAAGGAGGTGAGGGATGACAGCAGACACAGCCGTTAACCTTATGTTGGAGCATGAGATACTGCCGAACAGCCTGATCCCCGTCGAAGCCTGCCCCTACATTGCCAAGGCCCTTGAAAGGATGTGGCAGGTAGGTTATGAGGCTAACACGCTTAGCCGGACGCATGAACTACCGATTGAGAGGCACTCCCCCGACGGCAAGGTGGTAACATACCCCTCCCTGGTCATTGCTGCCCGCGCCCACGGAGTTGACAAGTCAACAATAAGCAAGGCGGCAAAGGGTAAAATAAAGACCGCCGCAGGATTCGTCTGGAGGTACGCCGAGGTAGGATAAATCTTTTTTTTGGAAATAGGATAAAGCAGTGTTATATTTGCAAAGTAACATTGCTTTAATTATTATGATTAAGCTCTCCACGATTCACCCGAACCCCCAAAACCCCCGCCTGATAAAGGATGACCGCTTTAAGAAGCTGGTTAAGTCTATTGAGGAGTTCCCGAAGATGATGGAGCTGCGCCCTATTGTTGTGGATAGCGAGGGCATGATACTGGGCGGTAATATGCGATTTAAGGCACTCAAAGAGTTAAAGTACAAAGACGTACCTGACGACTGGGTTAAGCGGGCAGACAGCCTGACAGACGAAGAAAAACAGCGGTTTATTATAGAAGACAATGTACCATTCGGTGAGTGGGATTTTGACATACTCGCTAACGAGTGGGATGCCGTTCAGCTTGCCGATTGGGGATTAGACATACCAGACTTTGCTTTAAACAAAGCAGAGGCCGAAGAGGACAACTACGAGATACCTGATGAGATCAAGACGGACATCGTTCTCGGCGACCTGTTCGAGATAGGACAGCACAGACTGCTCTGCGGGGATAGCACCGACAGCGAGCAGGTGGCAAAGCTAATGAACGGGCAGAAGGCAGACATGGTATTCACTGACCCTCCTTATGGGGTAAACATTAAAGGTGGCATGAATAATTCAATGATCGCAGGGGATTTAACTCAAACTGCAATCCCTTTTGGCTTTGATTTAGCGTGTACTGTTGCCACTAAAGATGATGCAAGGCTTTATTTCTGTGGAAGTCAGGGGAATATAAATATGTATCATAAATTATTTGAAAAATATTGCAGACAACTTCCGAGAATATTGATTTGGGTAAAGAATGGTTTTACTATGAAACCAAACGGTTACCATAATCAATATGAGATTATATTTCATGGATACAAACCAAAAGGGGGCGGCTTAGACCATTGGTTTGGGGGAAGAACTGAGGACGAAGCATCAGACGTGTGGCAAGTTAAAAGAGATTCATCAAGTACTTATGAACATCCCACTCAAAAACCGATAGAATTACCGGCAAGGGCAATCCGAAACCATTGTCCTGACATTGGTATAGTATACGAACCCTTTGGGGGTAGCGGGTCAACTATGGTCGCCGCCCATCAGCTTAACCGCAAGTGTTACGGCATGGAGATAGATCCGAAGTACTGCCAGGTGATAGTTGACCGCATGAAGAAGATAGACCCTGCGATAGTTATAAAAAAGAACGGAGTTGTAATTGACGAAAACTGACAGACATAAAAAGGCAATGATAGAAGCGCTCAATAAAGCATTGGGCATTGTGACTATTGCTTGTAAGGAAGTAGGTATCTCAAGACAGACGCATTATGATTGGTATAATAAGGATGAAGCCTATCATAGGGCGGTAGATGACATTTCAGACGTTGCCCTGGACTTTGCCGAGAGTATGCTGCACAAGCAGATACAGGACAGGGACACGACAGCAACGATATTCTATTTAAAGACAAAGGGCAAGAGACGCGGGTATGTTGAAAAGTCAGAGGTGGATCATAACATTAAAAACACAGAGGCTATTGAAATAAACTACATATTACCAGGTGAAACTCAAAATTGATTTAAGTCCTACCTACAAGCAGCATCTCGCATGGGAAGGGCTACGGAATTACAACAAGGTTTATTTCGGAGGCGGTGCCGGTTCGGGGAAATCCTGGTGGCTGTGTGAAACCCGCCTGATCAACTGCCTGAGATATCCGGGCTACAAGTCGTTCATCGGACGTGAAGAGTTGAAGAGGCTCATGACTTCGACCTTTATCACCTGGTGTAAAGTATGTAAGCATCACGGCATACCCGCTACAATGTGGAAGCTGAACGGCCAGTACAACTACATCGAGTTTACCAACGGCAGCAGGGTTGACCTGCTCGACCTGAAGTATCTGCCCTCCGATCCGCTGTTTGAACGGTTTGGCTCACTGGAATACTCTGACGGTGCTATTGAAGAGGCCGGTGAGATTCACTTTCTTGCTTACGATGTTTTGAAGTCTCGTATCGGCAGGCACCTCAATGAAGAATTCAACATCCCCGCTACCCTTGCCATAACCGGTAACCCGAAAAAGAACTGGACTTACAACACGTTTTTCCTTCCCGCAAAGAACGGTACCCTTCCCAAAGATACCCTTTTCGTTCAGGCACTCTACCGGGATAATCCTTTCACGGCTTCGGTTTACGGGGCGCAGCTTGCAGACATCAAAGACAAGGCCACACGTGAGAGGCTGATGCTCGGCAACTGGGAATACGACGACGACCCTACGGCATTGATTGACTACGAAAGGATCAGCGACCTGTTCAGCAATGACTTCGTACCGAAGGGCCCGAAGAAGATTGTGGCGGACATTGCACGTTACGGGAGTGATAGGGCAATTATAACGATGTGGGAAGGGCTGAGGCTTGTCAAGTATGCTGCCTTGAACATATCATCAACCGAGGACATAAAGAACATCATAAACGCCTGGCGCACCGCAGAGAGAATAAACATCTCCGACGTGCTTGTGGATGAGGACGGCGTTGGTGGTGGCGTTGTGGATGGGTTACGGTGCAGGGGGTTTGTCAATAACTCCAGCCCCGTCAATAAGGTTTATCAGAACCTCAAGTCAGAGTGCGGGTACAAGCTGGCCGAGATGATCAGGGGGATCTACATTGAATGCGAACTGCCTGAATCCGAGAGAGAGATGATATCAACCGAGCTTGGTATGCTCAAAACCTACGACGCTGACAAAGACGGCAAGCTGAGGATACTGCCGAAGGAGAAGATCAAAGAGAGCCTTGGCCGGTCACCTGACTGGTTGGACGTGTTTATCATGAGAATGTACTGGGAGATCTCGGTACGTCAACCCGTAACCCGTGCCGTAGGATGAGAAAGGACGAGTTATATGACTACACCTTCACGGAGTTTGTCGCACTTGAGACAGAAGAGAGAGAGCTTTACAAGGCTTTTGGGTTGAAGGCCGGGGCAAAGAACCTGACGAAGATCGACCCGCAGGAATGGGAATGGGGCAGGGTGAAGCAGATCCAGGACCTGGTTAACAAAGAATACCTGTGGCTGAGTGATATCGTCGAGGTGGTTATGGTTGCCTTAAACATGAACCGTGAAGAGGTAGAGCAGATGAAGTGGTTTGACATTGCAAGGTTCTACACCTTCATCCTGAAGGCCATCACCGAGATCAACACGAAGGAGCAGTCCCTTTCCTATGAGCCTGATGCAAAAGAGATGAACGCAGGGATTGAAGAGTTCAACAAGTTCAGCTGGTTCACCTCACTGGACCGTCTTGCAGGCGGTGATGTGCTGAAGTATGACGAGGTGGGCAAGCAGCCGTGGAGCATCATCTTCACAAAGCTGCTGTTGAATAAGACCGATGCTGAGTATCATAAACGACTAATACGACAGAACAATGTTTGATCATTCGGGCATATATAAAATTCAATCCGGCAGAAAGCCGGACAGAATATATATTGGCAGTGCTAAAAATATTCAAAAAAGATGGTGGGTGCATTTGTGCGATTTGAGAAAAGGCAAACACCACTCCCCCAAACTCCAAAAGCATTACAACAAATACGGTGAAGCTGATTTAATGTTTTCAATAATATTAGGATGTGAGATTAGTGAACTTATTGAAAAAGAACAGTTCTTTCTCGATATATATAAGCCGTATTTTAATTGTTGCGAATATGCCAGAAATTGTCAGGGGTATCACCCAACGGAAGAGACACGGGCAAAGCTCCGAGCGGCCAGAAAGGGGAAGAGACCTAATTTAGGACACCGGCATACCGAGGAAACAATAGAAAGAATGAGTGCCGCTAAAAGAGGTAAAAAGAAATCACCTGAGACAAGGGAAAGAATGTCAAGGGCCTTTATGGGCAATAAGAACTGGCTGGGGAGGAAACATACCGAAGAAACAAGGCGGAGGATGAGTGAGGCGCAGAAGGGGAAAAGGAAGATCAAAATAATAATTAAACAAGAATCATAATGTTCGATCCGGTACTTTATTTCGAGGATGTGGCTGAGTCTCTTTCCCTGACCTTCATGTACGGGGCCAAGCCCTTTCAAAACTGGCACGCAACACAGGAGGACCTGACCGACGGGATGTTCATGGGTATGTTCCCCTTTGAAGAGAACGGGGAGCTTGACAACGGCGGGGTAGCTGCTTACAACGTCAGCACAATCCTTTGGGTGGGCAGGAAGTTTGACCCGGCAGGGACCTACTCAAGCCTTGACGAAACCGAGAGGCAGAAGTACGACCGGAGGCTGCTTGCTCTCAGGGCGCAGCTGGAAGCCCTTTTACAGACTTTCTGCGGGTCGGTAGAGATAACCGTCACCCGTGCGAGGATCTTCAG